CAACATCGCATTCCCTTGGTTTGCGGCGGCTGGTTACACTCGTGGTTTGGTTAATGCGATTAAAGCTCGTAAGAAGTTGACACAAGAAGATAGAGATACTTTATATCAAGGAAGAATTAACCCAATTGCAACATTCTCTGATGTGGGTACTGTAATTTGGGGTAATAAGACACTTCAAATTAGAGAGTCCGCTCTTGATAGAATCAACGTAAGAAGATTGTTACTACAAGCTCGTAAATTGATTTCTGCGGTGTCTGTAAGATTGTTGTTTGATCAAAATGATGAACAAGTACGTCAAGACTTTTTAAATGCTGTAAACCCAATTTTGGATTCAATTAGAAGAGATAGAGGTTTATATGACTTTAGAGTTACTGTGTCTTCTGATACGGCTGATTTAGATAGAAACCAAATGACAGGTAAAATTTATATCAAACCAACACGTTCACTAGAATTTATAGATATTACATTCTATATCACACCAACTGGTGCATCGTTTGAGGATATTTAATATTAATTTTTTTTAAATGTCAATAGAACCCCCTAAAAAAATTGGGGGTTTTTTTGTATATCTAGAATTTATTTTTAACTTTGTATTTATTAAATGAAATTATGTTACACAAAAAAATTGTAAAAGAAATTGTTGACGAGATGTTGATTGAACAAAAACTACGTATTCTCGTTGAAAAAAATCTTCGTGTTTATATGAAAGATTGGGATGATAATATCCTATTTATGCCAACCAAAATTAAAATGGATTATAATGACAAGGGCAATTGGATACCAGTAGATGTATCTACAGAAGATTTTGCAAGACTTAGAACTCACCCCAATTATAGATTAAGAGATAATAACCCAGAGGAAGCTTTCAGAGACTTCAAAGAATCCGAACCATTTTTTAGAGATATTAAATGGGCTATACAAAGAAAAAGATTTGCCCCAAGTGCTCAAAAATTTAAAGAGGCTTTGTATTATGCCGGACCATTTGCAATAAATACTGCTCGTGGACATAAACCAAGTGATTTAAAGAAAGGTGTTATGTTGTTTATTGATATGACATTCACCAAGAAACAAAAAAAGGAAATGATTAAAAACATTATTAATTCTTTTATAGACGAAAAAAGATTTAATAACTATTTTTTTTCAAAGCTAAATGAATTAGATTATAACCAAATTATAGAATTATATTTAGACGAAAAAGGAGAATATTATTCAGTGTCTTCAGATGAATTTGGTAAAAAGTTTGGTTTAGACGTAAAAGGAAGTGCCGCAAACCCAGAACACGCAAAAAAAGTTGCTATTTTAAATTTTGTTAAAACAATCTGGAGTGATATGGATTATTGGGTTAATAGTGGACACAAAACAATTTCATTTGGTTTTTCAGATGATGATACCAGAAATGTAAAAGCAGCGGTAGAGTTCATTAAAAACGAATTATCTATTCAATACCCAGAAATTCATTTTGTTGTATATGATACATCAGATAATGAAACTAAAAAAATTGTTATAAGTAAAAAGAATTAAAAAATACTTATTAGTTATTATTAATATTAAAATAGAATTAAATATTATTAATTAAGTAACTTATATATAATATATAATTTTAAAAAAAATAAAAGTAAATAGAAAAATTTTCATTAGGTCTATATTTATAATTAAAATAAACAATAATTTAAAATTATAACTATGGCTGATTTATTAATGAAAATGCCTATCCCGTATGAACCAAAAAGACAGAATAGGTTTATCTTACGATTTCCATCTAGTCTAGGTATCAACGAATGGTTTGTTGAAAGCGCTTCTAGACCGTCAATTAAAATTGGTTCAACTGAAATACCCTTTTTAAATACATCAACTTATGTTGCGGGAAGATTTAACTGGGAAGAGATTTCTGTTAAATTTAGAGACCCAATTGGACCTTCAGCTTCTCAAGCCCTTATGGAGTGGGTACGTTTGTGTGCCGAGTCTGTTACTGGTCGTATGGGTTATGCCGCAGGTTACAAAAAGAATGTAGATCTAGAGATGTTAGACCCAACTGGTGTTGTTGTAGAAAAATGGATTTTAGAAGGATGTTTTTTAACTTCTGTAAACTTTGGTTCATTAGCTTACAATCAAGACGCTCTAGCCGACATTACAGGTTCATTAAGAATGGATCGTTGTATCTTGGTGTACTAATTTAGAAACAAAATATTATTTTATATTCAAGTCCCCAAACTTTGGTATTGGGGATTTTTTTGTGTTATAAAAAATTATTACCGAATTTTATACAAACATTTACAAAAAACATAAGTAAAGTATTTTTATAATAAAAAGAAAATATGGATGCAAATGTAAATGAGATTGGTCAAATGAATTTTAATTTACCACACGACGTTGTTATGTTGCCGTCAAAGGGTAAATTCTATAAATCAAAAAAGAAAAGTGTCAAAGTTGGTTATTTAACAGCTAATGACGAAAACATACTAGCTAATCTAAATTTTTCAAAATCTGTTAAGGAGTCTATTGTACTTCCTTTGCTTAGAAACAAACTATACGAACCAGATTTAAGACCAGAGGAATTACTTGATGGTGACTTGGAAGCCTTATTAATCTTTTTAAGAAACACGTCTTTTGGTCCAGAATATCTAATTGAGGTTATTGACCCAAAAACAGAAAAACCATTTTCTACAACTATATTATTAGACGAATTAAATATAGTCCAATCACCAAACGAACCAAACGAAGAAGGTTTATTTACAACGACTCTACCTAGAAGTGGTGCCGATGTTAAGTTAAAACTTCTTAACCTAAAAGAACAAATGGAACTTGATGACCTTATTGCAAATTATCCAGCAGGTAGAATGGCACCATCCGCAACATTAAGATTACAAAGAAATATTGTTGAACTAAATGGTAGTAGAGATGGTGGGGAAATAGCAAAGTTTATTGAACAAATGCCGATTATGGATTCAAAGCACATCAAAAAAGTCTTAAATGATAATGAACCTAGATTAGATTTATCTAAAAATGTAATAGCCCCGTCTGGAGAAAAAGTGAACGTAAGTATCGCTTTTGGGGTGGAATTTTTTCGGCCTTTCTTCTGAACATAGGAAATATTTACTTGACGAATTTTATATACTAGCAAAAATCCTCCGAACACAATATAGTGAGTTCCTAACATTACCAACATATATCAGACGTTTTTTAATTGATAAGATTATTGAAGAAAATAAAAAACGATAATTTTATATTTATCAATAAAACACATTAGGTATGTTTATGGGTACAGTTGTAACGAGCTCAAAAGATGAAAAGGACGCTCAAGTTGGAATGTCGGAAGATAAGAGTCTTGATTTATCTGGAAATTTAGGTAAAATCTTAAGCGGACAAGAAAGTATTTTAAAAGTTCTAGCTGGCGCCGCAAAAGAAAACCTTGGTGGTACCGCACTCCTTAACGCAACAAAATCACTCAATGAAGAAGCATATAGATTAGCCAGAAGTCTTGGTGTTTCTAGTCAAAGAACGCGGGAATTAACTGTTAGTGTTGCTGACGCAATACCAGAATTTGTTGCAATAGGTTTAGAAGTTGGGGACGCCGGAAGAGCAATGTCCGGATTGTATGAAGCCTTTAATACAAATCTTTTTATTGGGAAAGACACACTTACCGAATTTGCGGCAACAGCAAAAGTAACTGGTGTGGAACAAAAAACATTAGCCGTAAATTTTAGAGATGTTGGTGTTAGTGTTGCAGGTATTGGACCTAAAATGAGAGAAGTTACTAGAATTGCACAACAAGCTGGTGTCACAGTAAAAGCCGTTTCAGACGCCGTGGTGACCAACCTAGACAAAATGAATTTATATAATTTTGAAGGTGGCATTAAAGGTCTTGCAAAAATGGCAGCACAAGCCTCTAGACTTGGAATTTCTATGGAGGGCGTTTTTGGTGTTGTGGATAAAGTTTTTAATCCAGAAGGTGCAATAAATATGGCCGCAGCACTCCAAAGACTAGGAGTAACAACAAGTGATTTATTAGACCCTTTAAGACTAATGGATTTATCTCAAAATGACCCAACAGAATTACAAAATCAAATGGTTAATATGACAAAAGAATTTGTTAGATTTAATAAAGAAACAAAATCATTTGAAATACTACCAGGGGCAAAAAGAAGACTAAATGAGATTGGTGCTGCTATGGGTTACAACAATGGTGAACTACAAAAAATGGCAATTAATGCCGCAAATTTTGATGCTAAACTCCAACAAATAAGAATGCCCGACATCCCAATTAATGAAGAAACCAGAAATCTTATTGCGACAATGGCTCAAATGAATGAGAATGGAATTGCCGAAGTTAGGGTTGCTCAAGTTGATGCACAAGGAAACTTAACTGGTGAATATGATACTGTTGCGGCACAAAATTTAACACAACAACAAATTGAAAGATTACAAAAACAACAATTATCTGAAGGAGCAACAATGTCAGACATAGCTGTTGACCAATTAGATGAATTAAGAAAATTAAACACAAAAATGAATGAGTTTATAATGGCTCAAAAATATGGTACTGCGTCTAGTAATTTCTTTTCAGGGACGTATACTAAAGGTTTAAGAGGTTTGACAAAAGTATTTGAAGAATCACCAGCTGGTTCAGAAACTGCTAACACTTCTAAAACATACCGAACAGGAATAGATAATTTAAATTTTAATTTTAAAGATATTATAAATAAAGGTGGGGAGGTGATAGAAAAAATATTAGCAGGCATTTATACAAAAGTGGCTAATTTTTCACCAGCAGACGTAATGAATGTTGGTAAAAATCTTGGAAATACCATTAAAAATATACCATATAAACCTGGGGATTATAATAACATTTATTCGTATAACACCCCAAAATCAAATGTTGAACACTCTGGTACAATCAAACAAGAAATAGACATAAAAGTTGATTTTAGTGATGTCGCAATGTTAGATCCTGAAATGAAAAAGATTGCTGGAAACACATTTATGAGATTAATTGAAGAAACTGGGTTTCAAAACAAGTTTAAAGAAAATCAAAATAAAACTTTTAATAAACCGAATGAACCAACAAATATATTAACCGAATATGAAAGAGGATCTGCAACTTAATTAAAAAAAAACTCTTTTGAGTTATTTATATATAAATAAAATTTTATATGTCTGAAAGTTCATTATCATTTGTTTCTACTTCATCATTTAGGAACTCTTTAATAGCTAGGAATTTAGCACCCTATAATATACCAGGGGCTTATAGTCCTCCAGCTGGAAACGTAACTTATGAAATTTCACCATTACAAGATTTAGCGGTAATTGATTCACCAAATAATTATATTAGTACAAATCAATTTGCGAATGGTTTATATCCACTTAATGAGTATGGACCAGAGGGTGGTTACATAGGAAAATATAATGTACCAGGTCAACCATTACCAGTTGATTCAAATCAAGGGCCTTATGACCCAACAGACCCAAACTTTCAATCAATAGATTTAGTTAATGAATTTTTTATTGATGCGGCATATATTCAAAACAAATACGGACCAGAAGGTGGATTTAATGATTTATTTACAATCACAGATATACAACTTTCTAATCAGTATTTCCAATCATATGATGAACCATTTGTTACGTCTTTATATAAACCATATCAAATATTATCAAGTCAAAACCCAAACGGGACAAACGGAACATTATCACAAGATACTTTTTTAGCTAAAATTGCGGCGACTAGTCTAAAGTCCGCATTTGAAGAAAGAATTGCATATGAAACAATATTTCTAAATTCCCAAGGGCCATCAATACCATTAGGTTTTGGGAATTTAAACACATTGAATAGCCCCTTTTCAAATCTGTTTACAAACTTTAATAACCAACCTCTATCAAATAGAGACTGGAAAATTACTGTTGGTGAAGACACAAACGCAAATAATCAACAATTTACAAATAGATTACAAGAAAATTATTACCCATCATCACCAATTCCTGGTGACTATTTTGATGGGTTTGGGCCAATACAATCACCAGTTGCCGAAACGGCACTAGAAAACATTAATAATATTACTGGAAATTTAGGTCCAGTACTTAATTTATTTAGAAACCCATCTGAATTATTTATCTCAAACACAGGGAAAGCACAACAATCCGTTTTATTTAATAGTTTAGATTACAACACATATAGACCATCATATAATAGAGGTAGTGTTAGTCAAAATTTAATAAACTCCATTAGTAATTTTTTAGACAACGACCCACAAATAACTGGTAAGTATTATGTTGGAAGTGCGTTTTCAGAACCATCTTTTATTACTTCACCACCAAATCAAGTTGCTGTAAATAGTTTTGGTAAACAACAAAATACAATTGTTTATGGACCATCTGAATTGGGTATTTTATATGAAGGAAACGAAGGAAAAATTAATTTTGGTTTAAAAGGAAAGTCAATTACTGACGGTGGTGGTATTATGG